ATGACCGCCATGCCGCCAAGCTCCATCAATTGCAAGAAGAATTACATCAACCCATTCAACAATATCATCAGGTTTAGCCTGAATCTCATCAAGCTCTTTCCTGATGTGATCTAGGATACCCTCAGTCCTGCGGCCCGGCCCAAAAGTCGAAGAAGACCAGTCTTTTTGTTTTTGAATAAGTGAAGAGTCAATAGATGGTGGACGCTTATATCCGTCATCCACCGACGTGTTTCTGTAATACTCATACACCAAATCATTCAAATAACTAAGAGCATTATGAAGACGTTCATGTGTGGTTTCAATGACATCAGCAGCCTCTTCAAAAAGGTCGCCACTCAACATCACAACAGAAGCCCTACCCTCTGATTCATTTATTATGTCGGCCATAGCTCTAAGATCAGAAATTAGTTCTTCAATGTTTTCAATCACACGAACTCCTAACGAATGCTGTGGGCGTCCGCAGTGCGGCAAAGTGAATAATGCAAAACACACCGCCCACAACACTACATAGTGATATTACCAGCTATCGTTATTAAGCTCACCAGTGGTGAGGAATGACTTCTGCTTATCGTAACCAAGGACCATATACACATTACCCAAATCGTGCATAGGCAGCGATGCAATGGCAGGGTCAGGATCAGATGGCCCAAGAGGGATCAAACTGTAATTCGTATCCTGAGCGCCAGATCCAGTTCTGCTGTACTTAAATACCTGATTGGTAATCGTACCAAACTCCTTAGCATACTCAGTAAGCATAATCCCAATATGGCGTTGATTGAAAGTTGTATCAAGGACTCGCGCCTCCCAGACACCGTCCATTTCCACAGCGATGTTAATCAGAAGGTGTGGCTTTGGTCGCCAACGACCGTCCTGAACAATCTGCTCTGACGCCCAGCAACGATATGAATGCTCAGGCATCTGCGCTGTCGATGCGCAACGCCACTTCCAGTTAATAGGGGAAGTCACAACCGGGACAATAATACCGGTGCCATCTTCTTCATTAAAGTTCTTTGAATCCTCAGTCAATTCCTGACGGAAGCGAATCTTGTAAGTTTCACCTGACTTGAGGTTGAAGAACTTCTTACCTCCGCCCTCTCCGCCAACCTTTGGGATGCTCTTTTCAATATCTTGCAGTGTCTTAAGTGTTTGAAACATTATTAAAAATCTCCTATGTAAATTGTACTTTGCTCAATAGCTTGTTGTATTTGCTTGTCAGTCATGTCGCCGGGATCTTTAAGCCCATCAGGGATGGAAGCCGTATAGATCTCTTTGCCACAACACTCCGCCAGTATAGCACGCTTCATCGCGTCACCGGCCTCATCCGCATCAGAAAAGACAATAATTTTATCAAAAAACTTCTTAATCATCTTTACCTGATTTGGCGACACTTTTGCACCAAGAGTAGCAACAACGTTTTTATAACCGGATTGCGCTATCTTGATAGCGTCAAGACTACCTTCACATATTATAACTGAGTCATAAGATTTTGCGTTCTGTATATTGAATAATACATCGGCTCTCTTAAACCCTTTATTGTAAAGATAGCGTGGATCTTGCCAATCATGAACAGCACGACCGATTAAACCAACAAGTTTAAAAGACTGATCACGAACAGGGATTACAATCCTATCTTTAATCTTTGAATAACCGATTTCAAATGCCATTAGAGTCTCATAACTATAACCCCTGTCAATAAAGGGCTGTAGCAACAGACGATCCTCGTCAGACTCGTAATCTATCTCCACGGAATCCAAAGACAACTCATCGTCGTAATCATCAATCTTAAGAGCATTATCAAGCTCTCGTTGAAGATTAACAGGATCAAGAATCCACTCACGACCGAACTCTTTACCAGCAATGTGATAATAAAGTTGTCGAAAGTTGCCCTTTTTACCACAAGAAGGATTGAAACACTGCCACAGTCCAGTTTTAGTGTTTATATACAGAGCAGGGCTGTTTTCATTCCTGTGGAAAGGGCAATAGATTGCCACCTCGTTACTTGACTGGGCATGAATCTCAATACCCTTATCATTGAGTAAGTCAAGTATTGATTTCTCTATATTAGCGAAAGAACTCAATTTTAAAGTCAAAAGTCTCTTTAGCCTTGTCGTAGTCTGTGATTAAACCAGTTTTATTGAAAAAACCATGCTCCATACGAACCTCGTCTTCCATCCAAGGTCTAAGTCTGATGATGGTTTCAATATCTTTAGCCTGCCCGTCCAAAACATAGAAAGGCTCAGTCACCCCACGTCCCATTCTTCTCTCCATTCTCCAGTTTCAAGATTCCATCGTAGATAGAACCCAAAGTGTGTTGCCCGTCTAACTTTTCTAGACACTACCTGAAATTGATCGGAGTTAAACTCACGATGAATAGCTAAAACAAGATCAGCATCATAAGCCAACTGCTTCGACCAAGCAACCTCTTCAAGCTCAGGTGGTCTATCACCATGCCCATCAGACATGGTAACCGCTGCGACATCAATAATAGGAACATTGTTCTTCACAGCGATCCTCTTAAACGCCTTAGACAGATTCTTAGCCTTCTCTGTCTCATTCTTTGCGCCTGATGAATCGTCAAAGAGTCCATGATAGTCCAAGATAACCATATCAGGTTGATACTGGTCAATCTTAGCCTGCACCATATTTTGATCGGCAGTTTCAAGCCCCTCTGATGTGATCAGATAAATGGGCGGCTTGTCCTTAAACATGTTCTCGCCCCACTTTTCATAAGTATCAACAATGTTTGGATTAGCTTTAATTAAATCCGTATTTGTAAAATACCCTTCACCATTGTTAAGTAAGGTATCAAGTCGCTGACCTTCCTGCTTCTTATTCATCTCAAGAGAGATAATCATAGGACGGTAGCCAGCACGCCATGCATTAACTGCAAACAGTCTTGCAATAAATGACTTACCAACACCAGTCCACCCAAGAAGAACAATAAAGTCGCCAGCTTGCCAGCCACCAAACGTCTTATCAATAACATCAATACCGCTAGGGATACCAATATAATGCTTATTAGGATTCTCAGACCGCTCTTTCAAATCCAAGAAGCGATCACGCCATTCACTAACTAGATCTGTATCTTTAAGAGATGAAGAATACTTATAAAGCTTACTAGTATTCTCCATCAGATACGCTAACGCATCCTTTGGACCGGAATCAGAAATAATAGAATGCGCCTTAGCTACAATCTGTCTAGTCTGAAAGGCTAGAGACTCCTTACGAGCCTGATCAACGTAGTAATTAAGAGGCTCTGGCGTATTCAAAAAATCAAAATCAGTAAAATGCCCCTTAACAGTCTCCTTTGAGGGAACTTTAGAGTGTTGATCGTAGTGGTTAACAATGAAGTTCCAGATATCCCTGTATTCGATGAATACATTCTCTACCCCTCCATTGACGGCTTCCACATAGTCACCCGTGTCAATAATGGAATTAAGAAGTTTAATTTCGTAGTTCAAGAATTTTCCATTCTCTGACGTGTTTGTTCTACAATATCTTTAAACTTAGCCTTAGCTTCGCTTTCGTGCTTGACTCTTTCAACCATCTCCCTTGACTCAATTGCAAAATCAAAAATCAGAAAAGGGCCTGGGCGGTTTTCAACGTACCACTCTACAGCCTTAACAAGTAAATCAGAATCATAATGCTTTGCTAAACTTTCAGCAATATCATCCTGACGTGGCAAATCCGGCACAAAAAGCTTATGCGATTTCTCTGAGCAATTCTTGAATAAGGAAATCAGACCCTCTCCAGTTAGATTGTTCTGCATCCTCTACCTCCTCCCATGTACGAATAAGAAATTCAATTTCACTCACTCCACCATTGACACCAATAAACTCATCTCGCTCATGTATGGCAGATAAAAAGCATTCAACTCTAACAGTACATTTTTGGCAAACAGCCTGTGCATACCTTACCTTATCGATTTCACTAGAAAGCCAGAAGGACGGAAAATCGTCTTTTTTACATAGAGCACTTCTATGCCAATCTTCAGGACTTGTCACCATCTAGCTCCTGAAGCTTTGCTTCAATCTGTTCATCAACAGCATTCCACAAAGCTTGCCAAGCGCTATCGTCATCCGCAGACGACGCCTTCACTCTAGCACCAGCATCCAGCCGCAAAGATTCATAATTACCAAGATTCTTAGTAACACCAATAGATGCCCATATTTCAACATCATGTTCTTGCATCGACATTAAAACTCCTATTAATAAATTTAATTTTTTCGTTTAAATTGTTTATCTTTACATCAACAATTGGGATTGGCTTAGTTGGTCTTCCAGGTGTTCTATTTGCAAAGAATTCGACCATCTCATAAACATCATCTGTTGTATAAAACCTCCACCCTTTGAATGCTGGATAGTCATCCCCAACACAAAAAGGCTTTGGTATTAGACCACCCCTTTCGTACTTCCTGATTGTATCAGTCTTGCGCTCAACTATTCTAGCGACTTCACCGATCGAATACACCCTTGAAAGCAGAATTTCTGCGCCGCCAAGCGGAATTCCGATCAAATCATTTGTTTGCAAATCTTGAAGAGTAACAAGCTTTCTTGTTTTATTAACTCTTTTAACTTTATGCAAAACACCAGAATACAAATATATTTTTTTAACAATGACCTTATCTGTCAGCAATAGGCTTGGCTCCTTCAAGCTTACTAAGTAATATCTTCAACTTATCCACTTCGATACTTCTAATATCCCCGCAAGTAAGGCATGAGATATCAGCAAACCATGTTGAAGACAAATTATATGGGTCATCGATATACTTAACACCCCCACATCTTGAGCACTTTAAATTAATCTTTGATTTAATTTTCATAATTATATAATATCACAACAAAATGTGAGGATGTTAAGCAATTATAAATCACCGAATAGTGGCTGCTGAGTTCGGATTACCAATCCTAGTAGCTGCAAACCCTTTAATAACACTTAACGCCGCAGCAACGGCCGCAATTGCTGCGGCCTTTGTATTATCAACTCCACCAATAGTGAAAGCCGCTAGAAACGCCTGAACGGCTGTCCAAGCAACTCTCTCAATCAGATCTTTATAAATAGTTTTCATTATATCCTCCTTAATCAAGCCAACAGTTGTATTCAGCTGTGACTATCCCCTTTTCGGGGTGAACAAACATCAAAGGCTGCGAAGGGCGACCAACAGCCGCCAAACTCTCCATAGCATATGTGTTTGTAGACTCAGGACTACCCGACACTCTAACTTGAATCGTATTGAAAGTCATTTTAGTTGGAGTATGCCAGTGCCCAATATAAACATCATCAAAATCCTCACCTAAAGCTCCAATCTTCCATCCATAAACTTTCTTCTGGAAAGAAAAGAAGGAGGAAAGACCCCCAAACTGGTCGCCGTGACAAAGAAGGCTCTTATAGTTTCCAATCTTTGGAACAGCAAACCAATGCTTTTCGCCACGACCATCTGGGATATCGAAAGTGATCCTTTTTTCATTCTCAAACATCCATTGTACAATACGATACAACATTCTATCCGCGTTAGTCTCAGGATCATGGTCCCTACGGCTACGCCCACCAAGGGCACCATGATTACCAATCACACCGGTAAAATGAACTTTGTCAAAGTTTTCAAGCAACTTAGTTAGGAAGTTCTTCAAAATGCGAGGACCATCAACAGTGACTTGTCGATAAAGGCCACCATCAATCAAAAACGATTGACCTGGAAAAATTAACTCTCCCTCAACAATATCACCCAGCGCCCATACATGAATAGTATTAACAGGATGGTCTGCTCTCTGAATGTTAGTGAGATCCACAATCTTCTGAGCATACTGCTCAATACGATCTTCACAAACTTGTGAATTATAATCTGGTGTGACTTTAGCTAACTGCCAGTCAGCAATAACAGCAACAGCAACCTCATCACTAGAGGTCTTGCTAGACACGTAAGGTGGAGCTTTTACCTTGTCAAGCTGCGAGGTGGCTGTTGAATCAAGAACAGCCCTGTAAACTGCATCCACAAGATCATCCTTCTTAGACTTTACCTTGTCGTACTCTTGTAAAAGCTTAGAGTATGCGATACGCAGCTCCGAGTCGGACTCTGGGATATCCCCCGACAAAACATCTTCAGGCATCTCAACTAGTCCATTTTCTTTTCTGTATTTACACACCCCCAACGAGTCGATTGACTTTCTACAAGTAGGGAAAGCGTACTTTTGATTGGGGCTATTCGGCTCAAATTCTAAAGAGCAACCTTGCCCTTGGCAAATCTTCATAGGGAAATTTTAGCACTTTCTATCCGGTCAGGGGGCCAGTCTAGGGTATTTCGGAGGCAAAAGGGGCTTCTTTTTCGGATTTTTTTTGATCGCCCGGTTTCTCTCCGTCATATTGTCTCGCAAAATTTTACGGTGCGCTTCAGTAGGGCGACTACCTTCTCTGTGTATTGCGCTATGCTCTTTAGATGTACAAAGATATAAGTTCTCAACACGATTATCGGATTTTACTTCGTTTATATGATGAACAGACTCCCAAGGGTTTAAAAATCTATCTAGATATGCTTCAATCACAAGACGATGCTCATAAACATATCCTTTAATATTTTTAGGATGATTAGGCATAAGTATACGCACATACCCTTTATCATCAATATACTTACCACCGCTATAATTTGGATTAAGTTCCCCTACAACAGCAATCTCTTTCCAATCAACATCTTTCCGTTGAGAAGCTAGGCCTCTAGAGGCCATCAGAAACCGCCAACATCCTCTGCGTACAGCTCAACAGGTGCGGTTGTCGAACTCATAATAGTATAACTTGGAGCGTTGTTTGTATTCGCGTTTTGCTTTCTTTCGATCGACACAGAAAAAGTCTCGTTTGACCACCCGCCACCCGATGTCGTCGCTATGATGGAGTACACTCCAGCACCGAAGTACACCGGATACGCAATACTTCTAACGTCTATAGTAGTTGTAGATGCGTTAGCTGAAACATCGTAAAAAGAAAAAAGATGCGAGTTAAGATAAAACGTACCAAGTATGGAAGGTGACACATCTCCTTGCTTAATCTTTAACTCGTATCTACAATCTTCAGCGCCTCTTGCTGCCACTTTTACACCAGGAAAAGAAACAGTAAGCCTAACAAAACGATTACCATCTGCGCTGATTCTGTAATCAGTAAGACCTGAATAATCAAGAACTGCAAGCTGATGCTCTGTAAAATCGCTAAACGAACTGCCTATATCAGTATTAGATATATATTTAATAACACCTTGTGGTCTATCATCCGTAGCAAGTTTGACCTGCTCTATATTCGTTGACATTTGGGCTAGGCGATCACCAGTCAAAGGTGTTTTAGCAGCCCAGCTAACAAAACGATAATTTTCATAAGCCATAGTAACCTCTATTATACATCAAAAACAGTTAGAAGCCTACGGCAACTGAGCCTCTAATGCTTCTATTCTTTCACTCAACTCCTGAACTGCCCTTATTAATAATGGAGTTATACCAGAATAGTCTACAGATTGAATCTGAGATTCATTAGCATCGCCAATTACAAGCCAAGGTGTTATAGATTTCACCTCATCAGCAATAAGACCAACTCTACTCTCTCCTAAGATCTGGTATTCGTCATCCGGAACAGAAACAATGCCGCCTTCAAAAGAAATGTTTTGAATTGGGTTAAAAGAAACTGTATTAAAACTATTTATAACATCTAAACCATTTTCAAATGGTAAAATATTTGTTTTCACTCGCCTATCTGAACTAGTTCCAACAACAAAAGTGGCGGCTCCGTTATCAATAAGACCATACATATTAGGAGAGTCCCATGTGAAACCAGTATAGTTTGCTGTTGCTCCTGCTGGCTTGTTAAGTAAGCCATTATATTTAATCCCTTGCCCAGATAAAAACACTTCATTAAATATACCATCGTAAGCTTGAACATTAACCCATGCTGTATTGTTGTAATTTCTTACACGAAGAAGTTGAGAGTTATAATTGACTCTCAACTGCACCGTCCCAGTATCATTTCCACCCCTTAATGCTATAGCAGCACCATCGGAACTTATATTTTGAGCAATAAATTGAACCTGATTCCAGTTGTCACTAAAATGAGTTGAATCAAGAGTAGCATTAAGAGTTCCTTCAAAAATATTATCTGATTCATATCCCATATTTGAGTAAACACCACTATAAACACCACTATGGTATCCAATCTGAAAATTACCAGCCGCTGTAGAAATAAGTATAGACCCGGTGCTCTGAATGACCCCATTGTATAAATTTGTAGGAGGATCAAAATAAATTGCAGCAGTATTACCTGCACTAGATGGAGCATATAAACTAATTCTATTATTTGATATAACAACTCTTTCGCCGCTTGTTGATGTTTGGATCACACCGCCAGTTATAGTAGCCCCTTGGGTGGTTAAGCTAGATCCATCCCATTTAATATTAGTACTACTATTACCAATATTTAGTTTGTAATTTCCACCATCTTCACCAAGAAAATAACCATTTGTGGTATCGGAGTAGCCAGTTTTATTCCCGTACAGATTTCCTCTAAGCCTCAATGATCCAGAAACCAAGGAGAAGTTTTCAGAAAAAATATCACCGTTAGCAAGATCAAAAAAAGTTCCAGAATCCGAATAAATATTAGATAAAGGATTAGAGTAATTAAGGCTTTTAATTGAATCTGTTGCAAGCTCTAAAGTTGTAATAGTGCCTGCTAATATTTCATTAGATGTAATTTGGTTAGCACCAATATTTTCAGATCTAATAGATCTAGCAATAATATTGTATCCATTAATAACATTCTCTCCTAAAGTTATACCCGCAGGAGCTAAAACATTATTATTAACAGTGTTCACAATAAAATTCTTTAAGGCGCGAATATTTTTATCTTGATTAATCGCTCTATCATTAGTAGTATAAATAGTGTTAACACCAAAGTCAAAAATAGAATACTTATTGACATCTATTAAACTTGAATCTTGACCATCATGACTATGGCCTCCGGAGTCATAAAAGAACACAGCAGTCTCAGACATACCAGTGTTAAGTGATCTTCTTTGAGCCATTATACAACCTTCCTTAGAATTATAGATTGGGATGGAGAATCACCATAAGAAACAGACTTGGAAATTAACCAGTACTCCCCATTTATTATATCAAACGCATCAAGAGAAGAAATCTTAATTCGATCACCAATAGCCGCTTGAGGCATCAAAATAGTATTAAGATTTATAAGTGGCACAGGAGTACTCATCTTGCTAATAATGAAATCAGCAATCTTTTGACCGTGATTAAAGTCTGTAATAAATTTGTTTTCAATAACAACCTCTTTCAAACCGTACAATCTAATACTCTCTGACAAGTCAGCAACCTGTTCTTCGATCTGGCTTCCCTGCTCAGTAAGCAGAACCGGAATACCGGCAATCGCCGCAAAAGAAACCTTCCCAGAAATGGGATCAGTTCCTTCAACAAGAACAACTTCACCAACACCTATATTCTCATCAGCGCATAAAACAAGCTCAGCACCATAGAAGCCAGGCTTCCACATCAGAATGTCTATCTGATCAGGGTCTTCAAATTCAATGCCTGAAATCAAAGGATTCTTCACATTATAAGCCGGAGCCTTGTTGTATTTCAAGTCCCAATATCTAGCCTCCCTGATCGGAGTATCAGCATCATGAGATGCCGCTGTAGTTCCAAACATACCCCTCTCTAGATTATTGAAAGTCGTTGGAGTTTTTGAAGAATATTTAATAATCTCATCGTCAATGACAAGATAACCAGCATTATAAAATGGGGGGTCAACTGTGCTTGAAACAGTAATGCTATTAGCGTCAGCAGTTGTAGGCAATTCAAGATTAACAACTGCTAAAATGGTCGGATTATCTGCGCGCCACAAAGATTGCGTTCCGCTAAGGTTACTTGATAGACCGGCAATCTTTACAACAACTTTATTAGTTTGAAGTTGAACATTGTAATCAGCAGAAATGATATGAGTATCATCACTGATAGTATCTTGAACAATAGTATGCTGATCAATCGAAGGTTCAAAATACCTGTAGAAATGTTCATACTTACCATATCCAAGTTCATCAATATAGAACCGGCCCAAATCGGCAAGAGTTATCTCAGAGATAATATCCCTAACAGATGCCTCATTACCATACAAGAATGGATATGTCGTAATCGGCTGCATGACAGCCTCTGTGTAACGATCGGCAACCTGATCATCAGTCAAGGACTTATTGTAAATAATGAATTGATCACAATAAAAATCACAATCACCAGAATACGGTCCTGTTTGACCGGTCCCTATCGTGTAAATAGAACCCCTACCCCCAAAAGTTACATCCAAATCCGCCCAAGACAGAATTGAGCCGGACAATGTTAACGTATCTTCAAGATCACCATTTACATAGTATTTTAGGTCAGAACCATCAAAAGTAACATTTATATGAGTCCAATCTGACGCACTTAAAACACCAGAAGCAGACACCTCTTCTACACCGGCAGATGTTTTAATTCTAAAACCATTAGATGAACTATCATTAAAGAATTCAAAACCATTTGATGATGAAGGAGATAAATCAATACCCCACTTACTTGCCAAATATGCTTCGGTGGCGGCGATCTGATCGGCGGTCAGGGTGCCGTCGATGACGATGACCTCGGCGATCGCGCCGTCAGACAAACGACCAGCACCGCCATATGAGCCGAAAAGAGTAAAACCTTGCAGGTTTTGCGCTCCCGCATCGACGTTGGCCGATTGGGTTCCGTCAATGCGAAGGTAGGAACTAGCACCGTTGAAAGCGCAAGTGAACACATGCTCATTGGTGTCCCAAGCACCGACGATCCCGGTGGCTGTACCTGCAAAGAAACGCCAGATTGAGCTCCCCTCGTACAGCATGTGCCGGGTTGTTGACGTGATGCCGTCGAATAGTGCGCCATCGGTGTCGGTGTCCTGTTTCGCAACGATAAACACCGTGTTTGGTTGAGCAGTCAACGCCAGCGTTGAGTTCGTCATGTAGTCGGTGCCGTCAGCGTCAATGACGTTCAAGCCATTGAGCGCACGCCTACCCGACTTCGGCTGCGCTGCCGATGTCGCCTGCACCACATCGTTACCCGAACCGGACTTATCATCCCATTGCGACACCTGACCATACGTTGTCGTAAGTGTAACCGTTGCAGCATTCACAGAATCTTCGGTAAATGAAAGAGTGCCTTCGGCTTCAGCGGAGAAATCTGCGTCAAATACGACGGTGCCACCGATGCCATCACGAATGATGGCGCGGTAGAACGTGCCAGTCGCAGCGCGAGTTGCCGTCTGATCTGAACCGATAACAACCGGAACAGTACCCGTAGCGATCGCAGCAACACCAGCCGATGTCTTCGTAGAACCAAGCTGCGTCCACACAGACGGTTCGGTCGCCTGATCCGCTGCCGTGTAAAACTTCGCTTCCGCTTGCGACGATCCGTTGTCTACATCAAACTCGACTTTCACCCAGCCGATTTGATTGTCGCTAAATGAAATATTAGCGTCAGCAACAAGAGTTCGGACTGATGCGGTGCCGCTGTCCTGCCAACCAAACTCTAGCTTGTTGCTATCAAATCTAATACGAAAGAAGTATGAGCGGCCCGAACCTGACGGCCCATCAAACTTTGCCACCAATCCTTGCATTGGTAAAGGAGAAGAAGGAGTCCAGTCGGCCATTGAGGCTCGCACCACGATCTCCATGTCGCCGGTGATGTCCAGAGCCGCTGAATCCGGCGTCGAAGCATAGTTCCCCGTCGTGCCAGGCAACACCAAACCAGTTCCGTCCAACCAGGCACCATCCGCAGCCGTAATCGTAGAAGTATCAGAAGCATCAAGCCAAAGGACCGGGGACAAATCTAAAGGAGAAAAATTACCAAACGTACTAATATACTCACCATCAGAACCAAAACCAGCCGCCTCATTAGATTTCACATTCAACTCAATAGAAAACTTGCCGGTGTAATTCTCGCTACCAGTATCAGTCATATCCCAAGACTGATCGTAAGGAAGACGAGCATAATTAGTATTATTGATCCTGGCGGCATAGTTCTCAGGATCAGAAACCAGACCGCCTTCTAATCCGATTTCGACACCATTAGAATAAACTGCATTATTTGTAACCTTTCCGCGGTCAGTTGATAAATCAGTGAACGGGGCATCAGACGCACCAGCTATATCGAAAGCAGAAGTTCTATAGGTATACTCAAGAGGGACAGGCGACAGGGGATCAACACCTGTAGCATAAAGAAGCTTTATACCAAAAGTATCAGAAGTGTTCGTGTCTACTGTGTGATAGGCCTCCACTCTTATCTTATAAGGCTTACCAGCTACAAGGTTAACAACATCTGATTCCACTTCAGTGTCTGCACCGGGAGATACGGGGTGAGAGAAGTATTCATCAAGTATAAGTATTTCTTCAAGATACAATCTAACACCACCATGAGCTATGCTCACGCCTAAAACCTGATCTCCTGTGTCTGGAGCCACATAAATACCATCAAAAACCATATTGTAATAAGTGTTTACAACAGAGCTATCCGTTCTGGTATAAGAAAAATCAACAAGATCAAGAGCATACAGTGCATTGGTGTTTATATCTTGAGTATTAACTGTGTAGTCAGGAGTAACACTTGGCAACTCGCCCAATGCCTTCTCAAGAGGAGAAAGCTCCCTATCAAGGGCATCAGCACGAATATCCTTAACTAAACGCTCTTGACCGGACGGCATAGAGAAGAATCTAGCTCTAAGACCATAATCAACAACATCGACCCCAGAACCAGATAAAGCCTGCTCAGAAAAATTAAGATGCAACACGGCACCATTTTTTGATGCAGTTTTTTTATAACGATTCAAACCCCTAAAATTCTTTTTAGGAAAATTGGTAGTTAAAAGCAAACCTTCAACAGCATCTGTAGTGGTTGCTTTATCAATGAAAAATCCATTATTAATAATTCTCTCTGAGGCAAACTTTGTCCAATCAGTAGAGTTAGCCGAAATTGTCATATTATCAGATCCACCCTGCCACTCATCAATCCAGCTCTCAACATAGGCAGGATATTCAAAAGTTTCAAATCTTACTGTCACACCTGAATTATGCGATCTAGCTTTAGAGCCATTAAAGCCCCTTTCAACAATATAGACATCATTAGCATTAGGCGCTTTTGACGAAACCAATACATATTCCCTAGTGTAATTATCTGGATCAATAACCATTACATAATAATCACCAACACCACCGTCAGGCAGGTCTGAAACATCATTCAAAGAAAAAGTTGTATCCGTATCTGATATACCACTAGATAGAATCTTATCAATATATAAATCTGAACTCTTTTTGACTTGCCACCCAATTGTTGATTTAAATCGAACATTTTTTTTCATGTATTTCCCATACAGTGAAGAAGTATTAAAAATATTGTAATCTTTATTCGTGTTGTCTAAAACAAAATCAATTGAAGTAGATCCTTCACCAGCTATCGGTAGCTCAGTTATATGAAGATCCCTAGACTTTTCAGTATTCATTGAAATAACATCATCAGAGATGTCAACTTCAAAAATAGTATTTATCTCTTGAATTCTTGCATTATCCTCTGGATTTTTTGTTGAAATAATTTCAATTTCAATTTCGCTTATAGTAGAATGACCAAGAGATTCAGGCAAAAAATGCTCGTAAACATACTGATTATCTTTGAATGTAATAACCTCTGAATACAGGGGATTAGCAACACCAACTTCATCACTACGGACTGTCAATCTATAAGTATGAACTTGACCATAATATTCAGAAGTAAAAACCTTTATGAGGTTGCATGGCATTGCGGTAAAAGGATATGTAGCAGTAGGGTTATTAGCAAACCCATAACCGCCATATGTTGGCTCAACAGTTGCTTCAGATATTGAACCAGACCACCACCCATACTCGTAATTCTCAGAAAGATCGCCAGGCATCGCATACCAATTACCGTCAGCACGAATTACATTGCCGTCAACGTCTTTGGCGTCACAGACACCCCATGTGAATGACTGCCTTTCCAAGCCATTCATCGCTTCTTCCATCTTGAAGTAATATCCAAGATCGCCTTGCTGAGAGGAAGAGTGTTGATTATTGATATCAACACTGGGAGGATTGGAGTCCATATCAAAAACAACATTTCGACTCTCTAGCCAATAAGCATAAACTTTAGGCTTCAGCTTTTGAGCTGTCGAAGACGTTTTTGAAATAAAAGTATTAGTTAATTGATTGCCATAAATATCAATATCTATCATCAGACCTCCTCCAGTTCCATACTGCAATCCCAGTAATACACACCATTTATTTCATCCCGTCTTAGAAGTTCTTCATTATATGACTTTATTAAAACACTATACTCATCTTCAGTGTATGGAGTAACACCATTAGTGTCTATATTTCTAATTTTCAAAATATGCAAATCTGGGTCTTCAGCTATTTCTTTAACTTTATTTCTTCCAAATCTTCTATCAGCGGTGAATTCTCTTTCACCAGGGAGATAAGTCCATGATATCTTAAACGATCTTCTTGCATTGGTTCTTTTATAGAAACGACTTTTTAATGCGTCCCAGTTTTTCACTTCTATGAATGAATGGATAAGAGATTCATCAATAGTGCGCCCATGTTCAGACAGTGGTATATTGTCTATTACAAGGAATGGACGTATAGATTGAGTATCTTCAACTATAGACGGGCTAAATCTTATAAAACCTAAATTATCAACAGTAGCTGATGATGAGATTAACACTTCTCCCATTGGAGTAACAGCAATACCAGATGATAAAACAAACGCGATGCCGTCTATTATTGACTCACCATTGTGTATGCGAGTTCCGATAGCAGAAATAGAAGACTGAGAGTCTATACTTGAAGCGCCTAAAACAATCTCAGTCGCAACAGCAACTAAAGTAGCTGACGCAGATGGACTAGAACTTCCGATAGCTACCTTTGTCCCATCCGATTGAAGATCAGAAGTTATAGAAATTGAAGCCGGGTTAGCGGGTGGATAGTATATATCAGGAGTCGCTACAAGGTTTGTAGAAATAGATATAAGAACAGGATTGCCAGTTTGATCTGGGCCATAAAAATCTATACCACGAAGGCTCTGCGTAAAAGAAAATTTCCCAGCCATTAAGCCTCCATTATATCAAAGCTTAGATTATAATAAATGCACTGCGTGCTCATATCTCTTCTTATAATTGAATCACTATAAGAATCTATGAATCCATAAAATTCTTCAGATACACCATTTGGTATATCCTTGTAAGATACTAAAACATACGGCGAAGAAGCCGCCAGACCATATATAAAATCCCGCCCCTCACGACCATCAACTGTAAAAGAACTAGAAGAAGCAAGATATTCATAAGAAACTTTTAATGTCTTTTTATTCTTCTTGTAAAACCTTTTGATTCGCCCAGCAGCAGTCTCAATATCACTTACATTGAAATTGGAATCAAGAGAAATATTAGACCCACCAACAGTTATCTCAGTGTTGTTTATTGATAGGTATTTTACAAGACCTGTCTGTTGATACACTTGAGCTGGCATAACTATCAGTTGCCACCTTTATAGCTTGTATAGAATCTATTCTCATTGCCGACACGCTTATCAGCCAATGGCTTATGTTTCATATTGTACTCTTTCAACATTGACTGGAACCACTGATCCTCACCAATGAAATTCTCAACATAAATATTTGTTGTATTTGTGCTGTTGTAATGATTCACAACACCACTATTCATATTCCTAGATGGATTATTAAATCTTACACTGTTTACATCAGGGATACTGAAGCCACCCTGATCAAATCTAGCTTTATTTAATTGCTCAAGCATCTTTATACCAATGCCACTTCTTTCCACTGCCTTCTTGTTTAAAACAAACTCACCGCCATGCAATATCGCTGGAACAGCAGTGCTGCCAAACCCAGGCACAGCCATACCGCCATAACCATATTTCTTCACAAGACCACCATTAGCAAAAGAAACAGGCGGGTTCAGAACTGCAGCGCCGTATGTAGCCTTAACCCAATTTGCAAATGAAGACTGATTCCCCGAACCGCTTATCTTTGCAGCAATTTGCTTATATACAATGTTTCTAACATTGTTATCTGTTATCACCTTAAAGCGCTCCATCAATTCAGAAGCATAAGGCGCAAGCGATGCAACAGTAGAGCTATACATATACTCTTGCATTCCTATACTTCTAAAGTATGAAGTAAGACTATTCTTAGCAGCAGTTTGATCAATGATTGGAATGGGAGATGCTCCAGGATTAAATCCATTTAGAGCATCCTGAGCAGCCCCAACAGCGTTGGTTATCTGAGCCATAGATGTAACAATATTTCTAGTCAATTCACTCATAGCACTAGCAATATCGTCAACAACGCTATTAGTTGATCCTACAATCTTTGCATATTCCCTTTGGATAGTTAGATTTGCATGATCTAAAGCTTTCTGGAAGATCTCTTCAGGTCTAAAGTTTTCAATGACATTATGCATTGAATCAATCGAAGGCTGAATAACGTTCTCTATAACCTGAGTAAATACTGTTTCGAAATGACCAGGAATCATTTGCAAGTGCCCACCTGGATCAGTGAACTGGTTCCCCATACCGCTAAGCATCATCGCAGTAGCACCCAGTATCGTATCCGGCGACTCTGAGTTAGAAGTTAATCCAAAACGATCCCTAGCTAGCTCAACAAGCTGATCAAGTGGGTTCTCGAAAAACCCGACCGTGGAATCTGTATATTGATCAATAAGATCAGGGATAGCCTTGTAGTAATCTTCAAATGCGCTAAGCATTTCTTCAGATGCACCCTCGGCGCTTTCAATAATTTCCTTGAACTGCTCTTCCAGCTCTTCCTGGTTGTAAGTGCCATATTTGCCAATCTCTTCAATAAACTTTTGGAAGTTCTCAAGAATAAGATCAAAAGCCTCTTCTGCATCACGCTTCTGATTTTCAAGAATCTCGCGTACAATATCTCTCTGATTCTTCTGTTCCTCCCTAGCCCGCTCTCTCGCAGTCTTAGCGTCATCATAAGCATTGTCAGACTCAATCTTTCTCTGCTCAAGATCAAGCATACGAGCATCATCAATACGACCTTCATAAATAGCAAGAGTACGATTCCTACGATAATTCTCCTCCTGCAGAGCGCGGTCACGCATACGTTTGCGATCCTCTTCAATCCGCTCTTGCTTCCTAAACAGCTCCTCTTCCGCTTTCTCTAAAGCATCTATCGCAGCAATCTGATCATCAAAAACCTGCAAATAAGCATCTTTTTGCTCAGTTAATTTATCTGTTATATCAGCTTTCAACTTATCAATAGCAGAAGCTAAATAATCTACAACAAGATCAACAAACTTTTGCATTGCATCAAGAAGAGCATCTTTGATTGAATTACCGGCGTTCGCCGCAGCATCCTCCAAAGACTCACCACCAGCATTAATTGCTTGAGTATATGCATTTGCAATATCTTTAGCCATAGCTTCAACATCAGCAACAATTTCAGGAGTGAATAAACCAGGAACAGCATCAAACTCAACACCATACTTCTCTTTGAACTGATCCTTCAACTCTTGCTGCTTATCGGCAACCTTATTAATTATTTCATCAAACTTAGTACCGACCCACTCCTCCGCTCCGACAGCGAAATCATCAATAGCCCTCTCAAACTCGCTTCCCTTAAAATCAGGAATATCCAGATTTGCAAACCATGCAGCCACTCCACCATCGCCATCCTCACCGAAAGCAAGATCATCGATCCAGCCAAAAATATCCTGCAATTGGCCTTGCGACCATCCATCAATAGAATCAGATATATCTTGTACAAAATCGTTCACAACATCCGAATCAAAGATCGCATTTATACCTTGATCAAGAAGATTATAAACAGAATCAAAGGCTTTATTAATAGCACCAGCTATATCATTAATAACACCTTTAAACGTGCCCTCAGTACTAGCAATATCTTCAACCCATCCTTCAAGAGTTGCGCTAGCAAACTCAAGAGGCGAAGAAAAGACACTGCCAACAAGACCGATAGCATCATCAAGGAATCCAAATGGGCTAAGTGACTTAAGAGCGCTCTCAAGAGCACCTTGAGCCTTCAAGGCAAATTCAATAATCATATTGAATGCTTTAATTAAAATCTGAGCAAGCCCAGGAAGCATCCCAGCCAGTATCAAAACAATGTTGATAACAAGCTGTCGCATAGCCAATTCATATTTCAACTTAAACTCAATCGCCATTTCAATTATCTTAAGTAGAATTTTTGGAATATAGCGAGGTAGTGAGAAGAAAAGTGTAAGAACTTTCTTAATCGTCCACACAACAGCTTTAACAAGTGGAGGCCCAAATGCATGAGCTAAGCCTTCAAGTACCTTTTCTCCGATATTTAAAACAGTCTTAGCAAAAGCAACCAAGCTTGAAATCATCTTCAAAAGCATCTTTCTCCACATAGGAGCAAGGAATATTACAATTGACATCATATAAAGCTTGATGCGATCAGCCGCCTCACCAAACTTAGAAGCAGCCTCTTCGCTATCGCCACTAATCACAGCTTTAATACCGCCAAAAACAGCCTTTGCAATATTGAAGAATTGGTACATGAAAGAAGTCATGCTTTTTATAAACTTCTTAAATCCTTCACTTTCACGCAGTTTATTAAGACCATTTGTTATTTGCTCAAGAGCAACAATTAAAACCGCACCAAGTTTAGAGAATGCTCTAGTAGTAGCAGAAACATTCTGAGTTGCAGCTTCAGTACCGTTCGAAACCCCGAATATATTGTTTAAAACATCAGCAAATGGTTTAAATAACGCGACAAGAACGCTTTTGAAAGCAGTCCATGCTTGCTTCAATCTATCCACAATCTTCTGCATAGATTCAAGTCTCTTGCCGTTCTCATCAACAGCTTTAAACGCAGTCGAAAGCCGCTTCGCCGCCACAGCGATAACAATAATTGCAGCTACAATTGGTGCAAAAATAATACCTTTAATAGCAAGCTTAGTCACAGACTGGAAAGCAGACATCATACTCTTAGCAACAGTGCCAATTACTGAAACAACCGTTTTACCTACAGAAACGACTGCACTTAAAACACCTTTAACAAGATCAACTGCAGTCTTAGCTAGATTCTTTAGAATGCTTCCAAAGGCCTTTCCTATATCGGCAGCTCCTGCAACGTTTTTCTTAGCTAGCTTAAATACTCCTGAAGCAACACGGATTGGACCCATAACAAGACTTCCAAGAAGTTTTGCTGAATTTAGAAGTGTTTTACCAAGAGTGCCAACCAGTGTTCTCAAGCTGTTTAGAACACCCTTATTGGCAGTTAGAACCTCACCCCACCCCTTAGTAAAGACCCCACCTATACCAGACATGCTGTCTTTAAATCCGGCAATCATAGAGGCAAATTTGCCAGTCATTGGAGTCTTAGCAGGGCTACCGGCCTTTGGCCCAGTTGGTGCAGCCCACGCATTACTCACAGCACCGGTCGCAGCAGCCGCGCCATTTGGTGCTGCCCAGTTTGCGGCAGCAGCGGCAGTGGCAGCGCTTGTTGCATTACCAGAAGCAACAATCCTGACAGCACCAGCTTTAGCAGCTGCAGCCATCCTCACAAAAGTGGCACCAATAGCATTGATAGACTTTCGAATAGAGTTTGACGAAGCAGCAATCTCTGCCTGGGATTCAGCTGTCGCTGTGTTCGCAAGATTTACAGCACCACCCATTGCGCCAGTAATATATCTAAACGGATCACCAAGATCCCTCACGCTATCAACCGCAGAAGCACCAGCAGCCTCAACTTCAGCAACAGCTTCAACAGTAGCAGCGTTAGCTGCATCTTGAGCAGTATTCATGGCAGCAGCTATATACCTGAAAGGATCACCAAGATCTTCAACATCGCTTACAACACTCGCACCCGCCTGATCAACTTCTGCGACTGCTTGAGCACCAGCAGCCTCAACACTTTCACCAACACCCTTAGCTTTGCTTGCGATACTTCTGATAGTGTTAGCAATAAACTTGATTGCCTCAGTGATAGGTATTCCAGAATACAATACAGTCCCTTCTCCCTGCTCGCCCTCCACAGAAACAATATTTCCAACCACCCTTGCGGCATCAGCAACACAATCAACAGAATCTTGTACCTCTTCAAAGGTGCCTTTCAGGGTAAATAAGAAGTGCTCCAGCGACTTCTGGGCCTCTATCTCATGAGCCTTAATAGGTTCCTTTAACAGATCAGCCTGCACACCAAGAGCCTGAAGCTCGTCAGTAATTTCACCTATAAGTTCATTAACAGAACTAACAGCTCTGAGTACAACACCTTCAGCTGATTTACCAAGTTTTGAGCCTGTACCAAGAGATTTTAGAAGATTTTCATTGCTAGCCCGAACAGTTGCACCAATACCATCCACATAATCTCGTCGCGCTTTGCTTAAAGCATTTCTTACTATGCCACGGAGCTTTCCTGCTTCTTTGCTTTGATCTTTAGCTGAAGCAGACTCAGCCATCGAACGCATAGCCCCGGCCCTAGTTGCAAGCGCCCTGCCAATTATTCCCTTCTTAGCAGACTGTGCTTGCAGAGCCTTAGAAACTTCATTCTGCGCATCAGTGGCTTGTCTGTTTAGCAAATGCAAAAGATCAGCTTTCTTATTGCCTGATTTGACAGCCGCCTCTGCCTGCTGCATCAGTCTCTTTTCAACTTCCTCATTCCCACCCATACCCATAGCTGTCAAAGCTGCAGAAAGCAATGTTTTACGTCCAGGTTTTGACGTTGGTGGAGGTGGTGGTGGTAAAGCGGGCTTAGCTGCAGCCTTACTAACTGCAGCGGATGGGGCAGCTGCTGGAGCGGCTGCTGGGGCGGCTACTGGAGCAGTTACTGGGGCAGCGGCTGAAGCGGCGGCTGTTGCTTGGGAAACATTTATGCCTTTACGAGAAGGTGCTAGAGCTTCATACAGAGACTGATCCATTGCCTTCTTCAAACGCCCCGCTCTAGCTAAAGGTGTGCCACCGGGTTCAATATTTGAAATATTACGAGTTAATGCATTGAATAAATTATCAAATAACCTTCTTTTGAATACTCCAACTTCAGCTTTCGTAAGCTCTGCGATACGTGCATCGGTCATCTTCGGGAACTGTTTTCTTAAAGATGTTGATACATAATCTCCAAAAGATTTGATATGGGGATCAAGCATCCCAGTGCCAGACATTGTAGAAAGCGATCTAGCGGCAAGCATCTCAACACTATTGCGAGAACTGGCTAAAGTCTTAATCCTTCTTAAACTAACTCTACCTTTCTCATCTCTAACAGACGGAGACGGAAGGTTGTATCTACTCATTGCTGAATATTTACCAAAATTATTTGCAAGACCAGCCTGCAAATCTTCAAAGCGCGCCCTGGCCCTCTTTAATCTTGCCAATCGCTTCCCAAGAACTTTTTTATCAGAAGCGCTAGCGCTTTCCATAGCTTCACTTAATTTATATATACGATCTTCAAGAGCAGTCCTGAGCTTTTTAATGTAAAGCGTGCCTTCTTTAAATGTCTTATCAGCTCTTGTTGTCTTCGGCAAAGTCGAATAGAGCCGACCAAAATCAGATCTAGGCGGAGCCATAGCTCTTTCAACACTATCTCTATAAATACTTTGCACACTTACAGAAGACAATCTTCCTTTTTTCGTAGACCCCTGCCTGAAACTTGCTGGTTGGTTTGGTATCGGTAAAGCGACTTGTTTCGCAAGCGCATCCTCCATTATTAAAAAGTCTCTTATTGCATTAAAAAGCTTACCGGTAGAACTGGTGTTTTTACCCGATGGTGTTCCATAAAAACCAACACCGCTTTCCAATGGAGAGAATGCTTTATTGAAAATAACATCTTTTTTAAATGTTTTAACTGCGCCAGCCTGCTTGAAACTAGAAACGCCACGGCTTTTTAGAAAATCATCACTCATCTGTGACAGGGCATACAAAACTTCTGGTGGAGGAATAACACCTGCGGACCTAAACATGTCAATAATCCTGGCCCCGATCTGACCAGCCATAGCCCCACCAGGCCCTGGACCAAGGACCGCTGGGAACCTAGATGTTTGCCCAAACTGAGATGCCGACAACACTCCGAAGCCAGGAATTTTTGCTAGAGATTTCTCCATCGTAGGCCACGGTTTTGATCCAGGAGGCCTCTCTGACCATTGAGGCTTTGAAGCCCTAGCAAGTTTAGTTTTTGCTGCCTTCTTTTCAATCTGAGCAGCCTCAAGACTTTCTTTACCGGCTTCAACATCAAGAGCAGCACCAAGTTTTTCTTGACTAGCAACTTTGCCATACTCGGCTGAATTCCTATATTCAATAGCTTTAGCGATCCCAGCAGCATTACGACGAGGGCGATCGGCTAAGTTAGACTTAGCAAGTGTGCCTTGCTCTATAGCGACTTCAAGTTGCTTTCTAGCAGCAAGTAGTTGAATATTGGCGGCTTCTTTAGCCTTTTCGGCAGCAACAAGGCTCTCTTTACCAGCCTTGACATCAAGATCAGCCCCGATTTTTTCTTCAGCGACAGCCTCGGCGCTTTTTTCAGCAGATGCCACATCAAGATCGGCAGCAGTGCCTGCCTTAGCCGCTTCAGCAGCCGCCTTCTTCTCAGCTCTAAGCTCCCTAGCTCTAGCATTCTTTTCTAAACGCTTACGCTCTTTCTCCGCCTCTTTTTCACGATACTCTATAGCTTTAGCTATCCCAGCAGCATTGCGGCGAGGGCGATCGGCTAAGTTAGACTTAGCGAGCTTGCTTTGATCTATAGCAGCTTCAAGTTGTTTTCTAGCAGCTAACAGTTGGATGTTAGCCGCTTCTTTAGCTTTTTCAACAACGCTCTTGCTTTTAACCGCGGTATCTAAATTAACCTCAGCAGCGGTGCCTTCTACCTCAACAATTTCAGCTCCTTTAGCAGCTGTTGCAAGATCAATATTTGCTGCCTTTTCTTCTTTTGCAAGAAGACTTAATTGCTCAGCATCATCTGCAGGAGGGCCGCGAGCAGGCCTCTTGGTTCTCTTTGGTTTTGTTTCAGCGACAGTAGTACCGGCAGCACCCTGCACTCCTGCGGTATTAAGCATGGAAAGCTTAGAAGCGTCCAAAGCCTCCAGGGCGGCAACAAGCCTACCAATGGCTGCAACCTGCGCATCAATCGCAGCCGCAGCGGCTTCAGCAGCGCCAACAATCTTGCCCTCATCAAGCACAAAAAGATCTGCTGCCTCAGAGAACAACTCCATCGCCTGTATCTTATAAATAATCTCCATTCTTTGATTGTATAAACCAGTCTCAGCAGCCTCAGTCGCCACTACAATCTCACCCTCTTGCGTCAAGAATGTTGTAATAACTTTATTTATGTCAGAGATAGCTTTCTTTTTATCTATAACAGCAGATGATTGAGATCTGATTGCCTCACCAGCGCTCTTAGACAAATTAATAAGTCTCTCAGTATGATTCGCCAGCTTCTTCGTAGCTCTAGCTTGTTCATAAATTGCGTCCGCAGCATTCTGAATACCTGCTGCTTGTCCACTAAGCTTTTCTTCATGCTTTACAAATGTCCCAAGCTTACCATTGACATTGCCAAACGAAGTATTTAAATCTGCAATAGCAGTAGCCATATTCTTAACAGAATTGGCTGCAGCATCAGTTGACCCAGCAATCTTTGCTGACTCTTGCACAAAATACTGCAAATTAAGAACAAGATTATCACTAGCACCAGCGGCTTTAGCCATATTCTTAGCTAATTTGTCAAGCCTTCCATTTACCGAATTAGCATCACCAACAAGACCAATCGCTCTTGCTGCACTATCTGCACTATCTTTTATATGGATAAGAGCAGAGACAAACTTACCAGCCATTTTTTTTGCTTCATCCATACGATGTTTTAAAGTAATAATATAATTACCTAAATCATCTAAAGCCTGTTTTTGAGCAGTAAAAGTTAATTGCACAGCGTTTAACTCTGAAGCCATTTGCCGATAAGCTGAAGAAAGAATTCTCATAGCGGTAAGCTTTTTTTGCTGCGCGGCGGTGAAAAGATTTGTTTGACCAGATAAAGTTTCCGTTGAGGTTGTTAATTTGTTTTGCCATTTAAATAAATTAGCAAGCCTTCTAATACCATAAGATTCGCTACCTCTATCTTGCAGTCTTTGCGATTTTTTAAGAAGTTTCTGAAACTCTTTATTTGTTCCTTTAAAGAAAAATGTTTGGTCACTTATACGAGAAAGCTTCTTGCCAAACTTATCAAGATTATTCAAACCAGCTAAAGTATCCGACGCAATAGAAATACCACCTAAACCAAATATTCTGAGCTTACTTATCATGCCAACAAATCTAAACGCAGCACCACCAGCAAGACCTAAGATTTGAGTAAGGTTTGAGAAAACAGAGATAATAGGACCAAGAGCAGCAGCCAAAAGTACGATACCAGACAAAAACCTTCTTGACCCCTCATTCATATTTGTGAAGAAGTTAGCAATAGATCTAATCGTAGGCATCAAAGCTTCAAGAGCAGAGACAAGATCAGGAATAAGAGTTCTGCTGATAGCTTTAAATGTCTCTTTAGCTCTAGACAACTTCACAGCGGGGGTTTCAAGCGCTCTATCAACCTCTTCATTAAATGCTCTGATAGCCTCCTCAGTACCCAAAGCCTGAGCAAGGATGACCTTACCAGACTGCGATGTTATCAAGTCAAGGATATCTGAGTCTTCACCGAATTCTTTTTTAAGTTTGTCAAGAGCTACACCCTGACCTTCAATTATAGCTCTATATAGTGCGGTTCCGCCCTTTTCAAAACCTGCTGCATATTCATCGGCAACAACTCTTCCAATTTTACCAAGTCCTGCAATATCTGATGCACTAAACTTTCCTCCCTCAACGATTTCTGCAAGCCGACTCTGCTGCCCCGCATCAGCAACGGTTTTATTAATTGAATCAACTATTACAGTCGCTATCTTGTTGGCGGTAGAAGTGCGCTTTAAAAGCTCTTCCTGGAAGATACCAAAATCATTCATTGCGGCGAGCATACGAGAACCCTGACGGACGCCGAAAAGCTCAGCAAACAGCTCTAACGCACCAAGCTCACCTTTTTGCTCTTTTAACTTAACAAAAGCTTTAGCAAACTCAGATATATTCTCAATACCAACACCGGTTGTATAATTGAATTCACCAATAGTTCTATTCAAATAAGCTAATGTGTTCTGGTTTTTGATAGTTGGAGCTACAAGTCTTTGCAAAGAGACTTTGAGGGAGTTCGCTGAAGCTCCAGTCTCAAACCCTGACGCCAACATTGGTGCAAAAAGAGCCGCTGCTTCACCCAAAGTAAGACCAAATTGAGTTGTAACAGCTTGCATTTCAGGGATGCCTTTTGCTAGCTTCTCAAGGGTTACAACTGTATTATTCTCAATGACGTTAAACAATGCAAGAGCGCCAGTTACCTGATCTACTGCAAGTCGATACTGGTATGAGCTTTGTTCAGCAGCGCTGAGTAGGCTAATTTGCTCTTTAAAAGCCTTATTTTGATTCTGAGCAGTAATGGTGTTTTGAACAAGAGATTGGACAAACTCACGAGACTGAGTCATATCGACATCGCCAACTTTTTCAACAATAGCTGCCAATTCGACAAGATCACCAATGACATCAGTACCAGAAATACCAACAGTGGCAAAGTCTGCAGCCACAGCTTGCACAAGCTCTCTTGCTACACCATATTTATAACTTACATTATCAAGCTTTTTACTAAACGCATCGTAAGCATTCCCTGTACCTATGATTACCTCAGTCCATCCTTCGGATGTCTTTTTAATCTCTACAATCTCAGCACTCTGTGCTTTCAAAGCTTGGACAGCATCTCTGCCAACAATTTTCTCAAATCTAACAATTTCAGTTTCAAGCTTCTTAAAGCTATCAAGACCAATCCTAAAGAACTGAACTAAAGGCAAAGTCAACCCAATAGTAAGGTTTCTACCTACATATTGAAGGTTCTTACCGATATTTAGAACGTTCTTAGCAAGAGATTGGGAATCCCGCAGCGCAGCAGTAAAGCGTATAGCTCGCGCTGAACTCTGAATATTCTTAAGATTCCTTGCAGTGGCAAGAAGTGAGGCATTAACCTCTTTAGACTGACCATTAAAAGTTTTCAGTCCAAATGTCAACTTATTAAATCTAGCAGCATTCAATTCTTTAGAGTAAACAGAATTAAATTCCTGCGCCTGCTTCTTAGCAAGACGAAGATTGCTTGAAAGAACGGCAGCGTTTTTAGATGCATCTAACAGATTCTTTGCATAGACTTTTTGTCCATCAGAGCCTATACCAAGAGCTGAGTTGAGAGCACGCTGAGACTTCTCATAGTTTCTTGTTACGTCATTAACACGATCAATTGTGGTTAAAAGATTTCGTAAATTACCAGAAAGGCTATCAAGCTCCTTATTCAAGAAGCCTTGCATATGGGCATTTACAAGAATGTCATAATCAGCCATGCACCACCTACCTCATCAATTATGTCATAACTATTTACTTTCAGCAACGCTATAACCTAGACCAAATGGCAAAGATCGAATCTCACCAGCACTCGCCGCCTCTTCAGGTTCAGGCTCATACCAATCTTCATTCATATCAACATCAGCACCTTGAGCAGCCGCAGCAATTTTCATGTTTGTTGCAACTTCATTAACCGACGCTCTGTACAGCAAAAAAAGCTCTTCAAGTGTGAGGATGCTTTCAATCTCAATAATTGATTTCCAGGCCCCACACCTGACGAGCAATTCTGCTTCATATTTAAGGAGAGGAATATCTTCCCAAGCAAGACCCTCTATAGAGTCTTCTTCCTCTCCGGTCAGAGAGAAGGGTCTGAACCCATAGCCGCAGACATGACTTCACCAAAGCTGCGAAGATCAAGAATATCTTCCAGAGCTTCTGGGTCATTTGCGATATCTGGGTCTACCTGACGAAGAGCAATACCAGCGGCGCGGACCATGAGGTCAATATCCTCATCACTCATCCCGCCCTCGGTATTCAAATCCTGCACAGCCTTCATAAATTCTCTTAGTTGACGAATGGTTAGAGGCTGAATAGTACGCTCAACACCGTCAGCAAACAAAATGGTGCGACCACCAAGGATATCCTTATTCTTAGACATTTAAAATTTCTCCTTTATATTGAAAAAGCACAATGGCTCCATATGATTATATCACACATGGAGCCATTGTACCGATTAAGTTATTTTAATTACGATCAGTCGTCGTCAATAATCTTGCCATACTCGTAGCCGACATCTTCAGTCTTTGGAAGAATACGGAATTCCACGGCAAAAGTCGAAGCCTCATCGCGCTTCATATTTAGCTGGGTTGACGCCATCGAAATAGCGCGCTTGGTGTAGAACTTGCGCTCCTTGGTAACAGAAGCGGTATGACCTGGGGCCTTACCAGTGATAACCAAAGCCTTCTCGTAAGGAGTAACACCCTGGCTTGCAAAGTTGAAAGTTGTGGTGTTAGCCCCGTCTTGAGCTGCTGAGATATCAGTTGAGCCATAGTTCCAAGCATGAGTAAGGTTGGTAAGAGTAGCCTCTGCGAGAGTGGTCTTAACCATAACCTTGACGCGGGTCTGAATAATCTTAGCCGCATCGCCGTATTGATCGATCTCAATGTCAACCATATCTGGCTCCCATGAAATCTCAACACCATTCTGAGTAGCGCCAATGTCATCGAAAGCATCCATTGCTGCGATGTCAGTTGCGTTAGCGCTATCATCGATTTGAATCGTAGCCTCACCGACTACGATGTTTGACACATTAACTGCCATTTTAAATCCTCCTATTCAAGGACAAATATTTTTTTGCCCTTCTTATCACGCCATCTAGCGATTCTCATAGCTACATCTAGTGGTATTTCGTCCTGTCTTTTACCGATCCCGACGCCTTTTTGCCATTCGAACTCGTATGTGTTTCTTCCAACGCGAGCCAGAAAACCCCCACCGGACTTTGCTATGTATGTGATAGTAGTATACTTCATATGTCTTTATAATACCACAAGTTACACAGAACAAATCCTGAAATCAAGATTCATCCTGTACCAGCCGACTTTTTCTAGTGGGGCAACAAGGTTAGATGAAATCATATACGAATACAGTAATCTAACATCAGTACCATCAATACCGCCAGGGGCGCTTATATTATCGGCCCGCCCTAAAACTTCGATCATCCGTTCGGAAATCTTAAAAAGCCTATCCACATCAGTATCAAATATTGAATATCTTACATAATCATTCCGCTTCCACCATATATCAGCGGACTGTACGAATGGATTATAATAATAAACGACAAATGGGGCAGGTTCATCATCAGTTGCTACCACAGGGAAAAAGTTCATAATTTTGCCAGCAATTGTCTGCAATGTCGAATCATTCTTGAAGAATGTATTGACATCATAGACAGGCATATAATCAATAGACAAAACCAACACCTCCAACTTCAGCTCTGAATGCTATTCTAGCATTCAAGTGAATTCTTGTCTTTGCAAACTCACCAATCTCATGGCCATGATGGTCAATAAACCATTGATACAATCTCATCTTCTCCTCGCTCCCAAGAGTTTCAGAAGTGGGTGAGATTCTAATATTCATTACCGACTCATCAATAATCACATCAAACCATGAAGATTTTTCTCCAAACATATTCTGAAGGAGTTCTTCGACATCTTTTTTAGTTATTCTCATAGAATCCTGCATTGCGCTTATCAATTGGATTGTAGTAGCATTAACTTGATCAATTTTCTTTGGAATTCTATGTTTTATCTCAATCACAGCTTCTCCACAACACGACGAAGAATTGCACAGACATGATGCCTTTTCCCGCCCCATCCGAATTTCGGCTGCAAAGCCACTATCTCATATGGGCCTTCCTCTATAACATTTCCGTATCTATCTTTTATGTTTTGAATACGGTTGTCGTAAGTAATGTATTGAGAATTAGATTCCGGAACAATGGCCTCATAGACAGCAATATTTTCGACATATGGAGCAAGCCGTCTGTCTCCGCCAGTCGTTTGTGTGCTTGGTGATTGAAAATGAAGCGGCACAGTATCAACTTTTGTAAAAGTGGCTACTTTTTGACCTGCATTATTAGTCACAACACTTTTTTGATATATATCACAGGTTTGAACAAATCTTAAATATGAACTGTATGCCATTATATTATATAATCCATAATGAACATCGTATAATCCATAAGGAGAACATCTGCTTCAATGTTGCCTGTTGATTCATAAAAGCTATTATTCATCCTGAATTTTACGATATCCATATCGACCTCGTATATCCCGTGTCTTCTATACTCTGAGTCACCATTCATCAAGTCAGCAATTATTAATTCTGCAGCTTGCTTGACATTAGATGGAACGTACCTCCATCCAAAATCTCCTTCAATTTTGTAATCAGAACCGTTTTTAAAGTATTTGCTCATCAACCTTGATGAGTTTGTTTGAACAGATTCACTCTTGAATCTTATATAATAAGAACTTTCAAAATTAAATGGCTGTCTTACTTTTTCAATATTTACAAGACCAGCATTAGTATAATCATGAATCACTTCAGAATCAGAATCGCCATTATTCATCGTAACTTTTCTCAATACTGTAATAGGGATAGGTAAATGCAAGTTGCTATGATTATAACCATCTAAAGTAATACTTTTGTTTTCGTAAAAATCAAAACTCTGGCCACAAAAGGTATTTATTATATTTCTAGCTTTGCCTTCATACAAATCAAACTTAGAAACAAAACTTGAAAGCTCTGGGTGCTGAAGGACAAAATCCCCCCACCCCAGGTACGGTGTGTATACGTTTATGTACTGTGACTGAGTGTATTCGGTAGAGCTTATTGAATATGCGAAATCTGCACGATACTTACCGGCAGAATTTAAGACGTATATACCAGAGGCCTCCTGACCGAAAGTAACGGTATAAACACCATCAGACACCCTTGTTGCAGAAACTCCTTCTTTTACAACATCACCAAACTCATGCGTCAAAGTGACACTGACTGCATTTGAATCAGCATCAGATGGCAATGTCAGAGTAAGCGTTTTAGAGTTGTTTATTTTAACATCATCCATTTAATCCTCCTCAACAAGCGCATTCATCACAACCGCAATCGCAATGATCAGTGCAAAAACACCCACAACCGCAATTTTTAGTTCTCATAGAATCTCCTTAAATATATATCAATTATACCCAATATTTGACTAGATGGACAGAGTAAGAAGATATAACAACAGAAACAACAAAAACCGCACATATTGTGCGGTTTTTGTTGTTCAACTATGAACAATAGATCAGATATTGAACATTGACTTCCATGTCTTAAAGTCAACAGTTCCAGTAACAACAAGACCGTGTTCTTGTTGCCAAGTCCTAACTTTATCGCGAGTATGACGATCAAAAGCGCCATTGACTTCAATACCTATAGCTCTCTGAATAGCTTCAACAGCATCGAAATCTTTTGACCCAAGACCGATGTTTACACCATTCCATGAGGCAGTCGTAGACGTTTTGACATTTGGAACAGTTTTAAGCTCAACCTCGAAATCGACTACAGAATCGGCATCATCAGCATCAGGAATTTCATCTTCACCAATGACAGTATCGACAGTATCTAAATCATCGGACTCAGAAAAATCTGAACTTTTGCGATCCCATCTTTTCGAATAAGATTTCTCCATAATATCCTCCTATGAATGTATTAAAATTATATCACAATATTGATAAATTAAGAAAGAACCCACTGATTTGAGTCCTCATCCCAAACATATTCTTGACCGTCATCAGGATAGGAAACGGGTGCCTCCCATAAGCATGTATCTTCATTCAATACCCATGACTCAAAAGGTTTTGGTGGAATAAAAGCGTCTCTTATTTCATCATATGAAAAACCTATACCTGCATAATTCTTCCTAAAAGGCGTACCGCCATAAATATGCTGACCTGCGCGGGTGTTGTAAGAAGTTCTTTTACAAACACTGCCACGGAAATCTCCATATACCTGCTCCCAGTCACCTTCTAATTCATCGTTACCAACTATGACTTCAGTTACTATATTATTTTCATCTATGAATGCGTAATGTGCCATTTTATACTCCCCACTTAGTAGACAAATATGTTATAATTTCATTCATTTCATTAGATGTTAGACTTATATCAAAAAGAACAATTTCAGCAATTATTGCATCTGCCGGAACAGTTTGAAGCCTATTACCAACAAAGAATGTAGCGGTAGTGGTCAATTCAGGGAAAGTCTGTGTCCCAACCGAGACTCCATTAACAAAAGCCTCTGCATTGCCAGCAGATGAAACTGTAGTTGAATATATATACGGGACGGTAGTCGAAATTGGACCGGTTGTATCAAGAAGATAATACGTTCCTGAAGCTCTATGGATCGTATGCCTATTTGTGCCCGATCTAGTATCGCCATAGATTGTGCGGAAGTTATTAGCATCTGTAGTAGTACTGACTAGCGCCGCAAGGCCAGGGGTAGCACCGCCGCCACCGCCATCATGCTGAAACACAACAAAAGCAGTCATTTCGCCGCCCATGATATTTGCAAAAGTCTTCTGCATCTCATCAGAGGCTCCATCAAAATCAATAACATTCAAACCATTCAAAGTTCTTGTGCCAGTAGTGGGCTGATACGCAGACGTGGGCTGAGTTACAGAGTTGCCACTACCAGACAGGTCGTCCCATTGAGAAACTTTTCCAGAAGATGCAGTAATAGTTGAAGCATTTGAAGCGTCTAGCCATAAAATCATTCCAGATACTGGCTCAGGACCGCCATCAGTTATCGTCCAGCCATTAGCTGCTGAAGTAAGAATAGATCTAGCAGTAGTTGCTTCGCCAAAAGAGTATTGGCTATTCCCGCCGCCGAATAGAACATTAGGCTGAACGGATTGTGCAGCCCAGCCAATCAGAAGAGCTTCGTAGTTAGCCGCAGAAAGAGTGACACCAGCAAACATATCATTTGCAAACAGCAGAGATGTAACATCCCAACTGCCGAGATTTTGATCAAAAGACGTAGCATTATTAAACATAAGCACCATGTTTTCAACGCTTGATGTATCCCAAGAAGAGATATCCTGGTTAAATGAAGTCGCAGTATGAAAAGCTGCATACATGCCAGTTATTGATGATGTATCCCAACCGCTAATATCTTGGTTGAAAGACGTAGCGTCACGGAACATCCCTTGAATAGTCGTAACAGCAGAAGTGGTAGGCAACGATGTTGGAACCTGTGTCAGGTTTGCACAACCGCGGAAAGCAGTTACCAGCGATGTCAAACCGATTTCACCGAACGACAAGCATTTAGTAAGCTCTGGACGGGTGACATTGGCACCAAAGCCTGTTAAAAGTCCGAATACTTTAACTGTATACTCACCATCTGAATCATAAGTATGAGTTTTAGTGCCCACAGTTGTATATGAATCATATGTTCCATCGCCCCAATCAATAGTGCAGCTCACAGTACCTTCCAATGGCATTTCTATAGTCGTATCACCTAAAGAAGTATCAAAAACCAACACCATTGGAGAACTAGAAGAAACAGGCAAAAATGTAATATTTCCGGTACCAGCCGTAATAGTAGTCACATTATCGTTTTCAATATTAACAGTGGTGCCAGTCAAGCCTGAATAAAGAATAGGAACATAGGAATCTGGATACCGCAAAATAACCACACCAGACCCACCAGCGCCAGGGGTCTGGGCATTCGTACCACCACCACCGCCGCCAGTGTTAGCAACACCATCAAGACCATCACTCGTTGTTCCACTACCGCCACCATCAACAGCCACACCGTAACCAGCAGTGTCATTACCACCACCGCCACCACCACCACGACGGACTATAGATCCGGTTATCCTGGAAGCAAGCCCCACACCACCATACGCTTGAGCACCAGTGGTATTACCATTTTGACCAGGCCCGCCAGCGCCACCGCCACCACCAGCATCCGTCACATAATTTCCACCCGCATAACCCTGATTAACAGTACCAGCAGCCCCAGTGGTATTGCCAGTACCAGCACCACCACCGCCACCACTACCACCAACCGTAGGAACCCCAACGGTATTGCCACCACCATGACCACCACCTTGTGATCCAATTATAATAAATTCAGACAGTGAACCATTAACATTAGCAGCACCACCCGCACCGACAGTAACATTATAAAGTTCACCGGGGTTAAGCGTGACCGCCTCCTCAACAGAAGAACCACCACCAGAAACACCAACTATAACAGGAGCAAACTCATAAACTCTCACATGACCATTATCAACCCCACCACCGTCGTTAAGGAAACCACCAATAGCAAGACGGTCACCATTCGATGATAAAGCAACAGAGCGACCAAACCGATCATATTCGGCCTCACCGTCAATATCAGAACCAACTTGAACCCAAGAAGAACCGTTCCAGTCAAAAACTCTCACATGACCACTATCAAACCCACCACCGTCGTTCAAACTAGCTCCTACAGCTAAACGATTACCATCGGACGATAAAGCAACAGAAACTCCAAACTGATCACCAACATCCTCACCGTCAATATCAGAACCGGCCTGCACCCAAGCAGAACCGTTCCAGTCAAAAACTCTCACATGACCAGAGTCTGTTCCGTTACCGTCGTTCGAAGCAGCTCCTACAGCTAAACGATTGCCATCGGACGATAAAGCAACAGAAACTCCAAACAGATCGCCAGCAACCTCACTGTCAATATCAGAACCGGCCTGCACCCAAGCAGAGCCGTTCCAGTCAAAAACTCTCACATGACCAGAGTCTGTTCCGTTACCGTCGTTCAGATAAGCACCCACAGCTAAACGGTTACCATCGGACGATAAAGCAAGAGCATATCCAAACCAATCACCAGCAGCCTCGCCGTCGATGTCAGAACCAACTTGAACCCAAGAAGAACCGTTCCAGTCAAAAACTCTCACGCTACCAGCATCTACACCACTACCGTCATTCCTATCGGCCCCCACAGCAAGACGATTACCATCAGACGATAGATCAAGGTAGCGTCCGAACCGATCATCTGCGGCCTCACCGTCAATATCAGAACCGGCCTGCACCCAAGCCGAACCGTTCCAGTCAAAAACTCTCACGCTACCAGCATCTACACCACTACCGTCATTGAAGATAGCACCAACAGCAAGACGGTCACCATCAGACGATAAAGACAAGTAACGTCCAAACTGATCACCAGCAGCCTCACCGTCAATATCAGAACCGGCCTGCACCCAAGCAGAGCCGTTCCAGTCAAAAACTCTCACGTTACCAGCATCTACACCACTACCGTCATTCAAAGTAGCTCCTACGGCAAGACGGCCACCATCAGACGATATATCAACAGTAAATCCAAACCAATCATATTCGGCTTCACCGTCAATATCAGAACCTAACTGACTTAATGTGCCAGTGTAAAAAACAGACTCATAAGAAGTTCTATAACCTCCAGCACCACCACCGCCACCATCATTACCAGCACCACCGCCACCACCGCCAGCAATAACAAGATACTTAACAATAAGATTAGGCAAACTACCTTGTTGTCTTAATACCGAAGAAATTAAACTAAAAAAACTCACAACATCCTTCCAATACTATTCGTATAGATCTAACGATGGTGGCGGATCACACGGCGCACCCAGCCCATCCGAATACGCAGCTGCAATATCTGACTCCACCGGAGCGCGCCAGTCATCAGCAGAGACTTCCAAAACAGATGTATACGCAGTAGTGTGCTGTTTGTCCGGAGCAAGCTCTCCGGTAGCAGAATTGACACCTATACGTGGTAAATTTAATCCTTCCACAACAGTCTGATGCCAGTTATCAAATGCCTCTTGACTTATCCAAGTGAAATAATTCATAATCCTATCCCTTTTTTATTTGTCCAACAGAAGCAGTAACAAAAGAAGTAAGACTCACGAAGTGCCTCCAAATACAGATATTGTGCTGGCCCCTGTGAAAACTACCATCATCCCCTCAGACTCAGCGATAGTTGTATTTGCACCATTAACAGTAAGACCTGTAGTCGATAAAGTCAAACCACCAGCCCCGGTTGACTGAAGCAAAAACCAGTCACCAGTAGAGAATGTACCAGTAGGCACTGTGACCGTGACAAGGGTAGCATTGCTATATTGTGTAAGCTTCCAAACATCACCGGCAGCAAGTGTATCTGTTGTGCCAGTTACCACGGTGTTTATTTCTACGCTTGGATCAACTGCACCAGATTCAATACCGTCAAGTTTTGAACCATCTGAGGCGACATCTCTGCCATCAACAGTCCCGCCAACAATAATATTGCCGTCAATATCAGCGTTCTCAAGGACTCGGATTGCATTTTTATTGCCAGATAAATTCCTTATCATGCAACGTACTCCACTCCACTCACTGCTAGCGTCAAATTAGAATCTACAGGATCATAGTATATAGAATCTCCAGCATTCAAAACAAGAACAGTATCAGAAACAACAACATCATTAGCAGGGACAGTTAAGCTGCTCATGACCTTGTTATTCGCCCCAGCGGAACCGCTAGCCGGAATAATATTCAAAGAAAAAGTTTTATCAGTCGCAGCAGTATTGCAAACATTTATAGTTCTAACAATTGAATACGATCCAACATTAGACGAGACAGTATAAACGTTCGAAGCAGTATCGTTCCCTATATATAAAAGCTTTGGTGTAATATTAGCCATAAATTAGCCTCCTATACCACTCCATAAAAGAATGGAATTATCAAAAGTTATATCATTCATGCTTTGAACCGCTTCAGCGTCAAGAACATGATCGACTCTGGCACCAGAAGAATGAGAGGAGGCAGAGGTTCCATCGTAACCCCTAATCAAAGCTGTTATAGTATTGCCGCTTCTTGAAGAACAGAGTATCTTCTCTTCAGCAGGAACGCCTTTATCAACAACAATCACAAATGGATTAACTGTGCCTAACGGATACGTGCTACCATCGGTGACAGGTATGGCTGTATCAACATCTGAAATCCCAGACGATAGATCAGTCTCTTCTACGGCTCCGCTAAATTCTCTTCTTTCCATATCGATCCTTAGTCAATAGAAACAACTATATCACCAATCTGCGCTCTAAAGATATCGCCCGCATCTAGCGTTTTATTAGTTGTCAGAGTTCCATAAACAAGAAGATTACCCCCTGTTGATGCATCCAAAAGCCCTACAGCGACAACTGTGCAAGCTGGCATATTGGTAAAATCTATATTTGCATCATTAGCTGCAGAACCACCTGACGCTGCGCCGAAAGTAATAGCCTTCCTAACATAGGACCCCCCGGTGACTTCGGTGCCACCACCAGTATCAGTGGGTGCAACTGTATACAATGCAAGATAAACATTAGAAGGCATCGTGTACGCCCCGGTTCCTAGAAAGTGATCAAGAAGTTCATTTTCTAGATAATTGCTTAAGTTTCCAGCCATCAGGTATTCTCCTTATAATATTCTTCTAATTCTAATTGAGTAGGAAGTCTAAAATTATCAAAACTCAAAAGATGATCCGCTTCCTCTTCATCGATCTCATAAATTCGCTTATCTCTAGTAAAGCGAATTCCTTCTTTTGTCGAATAAGCCGACCCACTAGAAAAGAAAACAAACTTCTTCCCATTAGATGCCTTCGCAACTGATTTATCAGGAAGCGGTGACTTTTCAACAACAGGAGCCTCTTCACTTGAAACGACATCACTTTCAACGACCGGCTCAGAATCAATCTTTTTCGCAGCCGCCTTCTTGGCGGTCGTCTTCTTAGCAGCAGCCTTAACTGGTTTAGAAGATTCAGGCAGATCAGTTGACTTAATTACATTATTACTCATATCACTCATAATATCAATATTACCATAAAACTGTTTATAAATGAGAATAGCGGGGGGAAAACCCCCCGCCATCCACATAGGACTGATAACTATAACGGCCCTAAGATCAAGCGCTACGAAGCTTAACGTTCTTAGCGATGACGTAGCTGTCTGCGTTCTCAATGTTCGCAGCGACACGCATGTACTGGGTGTACTCAATCGTGTCAGTCTTTGGCTGGAACTGACGGTAGACAGTGATGTCACGATGCAAACCAACAACCCGGTTATTGGGGAAGGTAAGCTCAACGTAACCGTGTGAACCGGCTGCACCTGAGTAGTCACCAGTCTCGGCCTCTGGCATCAGAGGAACCTCAACCAGCGGAATGCCGTAAGGAGCAAGACCAGTTGCACCAGCGCCACCATTTGCACGCATGGCACCATTCAGGAAAGCCATGTCGCCAGTGGTCGAACCTGGGCTTGGGGCACCAGCGGAAGCCTCAGTGGCAGAGTTGGGGTTCTGGAGCGAATAGATCGCATCCTGCACCACACCAGGGCCAGTGAAGAACCGAAGCTCGTTACGACGCTGCAAGTACTTGTTTGGAAGGTTACGCAAAACACGATCGAAAACTGAACGTGAAATGTTGTCACCGGCCTCATCAACGGTAGTGCCGCTGGCGAGGGCGAGCTTGACGAAACCGTCAAGAGCCTTCAGGAGAGTGTTTGAAGACGAGGTGTTGCCATTGATGAGAAGGTCATCAAGATCGTTAGCGGTCTGGCGAGCCATGACCTGAGCGAGATGATCCTCAAGAGAAGCACCCTCAATGTTGTCTTCAAGAGACTCAGTTGAGATTTCCCAGTCAAGACGAAGCTTGACGCTGGAAAGTGAAACCTTCGAGAAGGTTACGGCTGCATTTGAACCGTCATCGGTTGCCTCAGTAGCCTTCCGCATGATGCGGCTACCGACCGAAAGCTTGTCGATATCCATGCTTGATGCACGCATACGGACAACACGGCTGTTTTGCATAAGAACAGACTGATCCACGACGAAATCTAGGAAGCGATTAGACTGTTCAGCGTTAAGGAGGCCACCGGAAGCGCCACCAACAACTGAGGTGGTTACTTCGTTAGCCTTTGATAGAATTTCTTCTTGAGTTGCCATTTTATTATATCCTCCTAATCACGACTCATAGCCAAGAGCCTTGACTAGCTCTGCTGGCAGATAAACATTATTCCAGAATGGCTTAGGAGCAGACTTGACAAGCGCATCTTCCCCTTCCTCATCGTCGTCTGGATCGACGCTCTTCTTTACGGCACCAGCGGTAGCAAAAGCTTCCACCTTAGCAGTTTGCTCAGCAAGAGCTTCTTCGGCAGAAGCAAGCTTCTGCTCCAACTCTTCACGCTGAGCGTCAGCGCTCTTGGTTACTTCTTCAATCTTCGCATCCATAGACGCTTCAACCTCTTCTTTTAGAGAAGCGGCGAAGTCGGTAAGCTTCTGATCAAAGACCGAACCTAGAGCATCTTTTAGAATTTCAATATCCATTTGATCCTCCATTTGGTCGATATCCGCTTCAATCTCAGTTTGAGTTGAAGCATCTTCAATTTCGACAGACTTTTCAACGACTGCCTCTTCGTCAACCATTAACCAGTTGACAAATCTTTTTAACAAAGAAAGTTTGACTTCAGCAGACGTATCCACATTTGATACCTTAGCATAATTTTCATCATTATGCAAAGATTTCTCAACATCTTCAAGGGTCAAACCCTCTTCATTAAGAACTTGTTCCAACATTTCTTCCATATCGGTGAACTCCTTAATAATATCATCATTACATACCCCGCAACCGCATGAGCATGAGATTTCTTTCTCAAAATCTGAATTTTCAAATTTCCTTGTGCAATTGTCTAATTGACGAACTTTAGACCTAGCCCAAACCCATCCAGGTGTGCCACCCCAAAGATTCCATGCAATTCTCCCATTAGATGGATAACCATCATCACCAGGATTTGCCCCTTCAGCTTTAAGATCAACAGCATGTCTAGGAAAGTATCTAGCTACTTTTCTAACAAATTCTGGAGAAACAGATCCGCCGC